AAAAGAGATAGAAAACAACCGTTTGAGTTTAAGACTAGCAAATGGATCACAAATTAAAGCCAAATCATCAAATAGTGACGCAGCACGTTCAGAAGCAGTATCTTTGCTGGTAATTGACGAAGCTGCTTTCATCGATAACGTAGCAGAAACATGGGCATCAGCACAACAAACACTTGCCACAGGTGGTGGAGCAATAGTACTTTCAACACCGTATGGAACTGGAAACTGGTTCCATCAGACATGGGTGAGGGCAGAAGCAGCAGAGAACGACTTCTTACCTATCAAATTACCATGGTATGTCCACCCGGAGAGGGATGAGGAATGGAGAAAAAAACAAGATGAATTACTAGGTGACCCTAGAGCAGCAGCACAAGAATGTGACTGCGACTTTAGTACCTCAGGTGATACTGTTTTCTATTCTGAATGGTTAGAATTTATCTCTCAAACCACTATTAAAGAACCTCTAGAAAGACGAGGTGCTGATAAAAACTTATGGGTTTGGGAACCAGCTGATTACTCTAGAGATTATATGGTAGTGGCTGACGTAGCTAGAGGTGATGGTAAAGACTTCTCAGCAGCTCACGTCATGGATATAGCTACTAATACACAAGTAGCTGAATATAAAGGACAATTAAGCCCTAAAGAATTTGGACATTTCCTTGTTGGTTTAGCTTCAGAATATAATAATGCTTTATTAGTAGTAGAAAACGCTTCTATTGGTTGGGCTACTATTGAGACTATACAAGAAAGAGGCTATCAGAACTTCTATTTGTCACCTAAGAGTGATCAATTAACAGCTGAGTCGTATTTTAATAGATATGAATTCAGCAATAATTTAACTCCAGGTTTTACCATGTCAATGAAAACAAGACCACTTGTAGTAAATAAATTTAGAGAATATGTTGGTGATAGAAGTGTCACTATCAACTCTAAACGTTTATTAGAAGAAATGAAAGTATTTGTTTGGAAAAACGGTAGACCAGAAGCACAATCCGGTTATAATGATGACTTAGTAATGTCATTTGGTATTGGGATGTTCTTAAGAGATACCTCACTTAAATTCCAACAACAAGGTCTAGACATGACTAGAGCGGCTCTTAATAACATGGCTAAAAATACTACAGCTGGTGTATTTAGTGGTAATTCAATTCAAAACCCATACATTCAAGAAATGGGAAAACAAAAAGAGGATCTACGTTGGCTCCTTTAATATTTATGATAATAAACTAAGCAATGGCTGATACTAGTATTTTTTCAAGATTAAAAAGACTCTTTTCAACTGATGTAGTCATCAGAAATGAAGGAGGCAGTCAACTTAAAGTAGTTGACACTGATAAAATTCAAACTAGTGGTGAATTTCAAACTAATTCATTAGTTGATAGATTCCAAAAAATCTATACCAACCCAGCTGCTACCTCTCTTTTAGGTCAGCAGTTTAATATGCAATATCAGTATCTAAGAACTTATTTATATAGTGATTATGATACAATGGATACAGATGCAATTGTAGCTTCTGCTCTTGATATTATAGCTGATGAATGTACTCTAAAGAATGATATGGGAGAAATACTTCAAATTAGAAGTAGTGATGATGATATCCAAAAAATTCTTTATAACTTATTCTATGACGTACTTAACATTGAGTTCAACCTTTGGTCTTGGACTCGTCAAATGTGTAAGTATGGTGATTTCTTTTTAAAACTAGAAATTGCTGAAAAATTTGGTGTTTATAATGTAATCCCTTATACCGCATACCACATTCAAAGACGTGAAAACTTTGACATGGCCAACCCAGCCAAAGTTCAATTCTTATATTCACCTGACGGATATTATACTGGTGGTTCAGGTTACTATGCTACACCAAATACTAAACCTTTAGAAAATCAAATAGTATTTGATAATTATGAGATAGCTCACTTCCGTTTATTAACAGATGTAAACTATCTTCCTTATGGTCGTTCATATCTAGAACCAGCACGTCGTTTATTTAAACAATATGTGTTAATGGAGGATGCAATGCTTATCCATAGAATTGCCCGCGCTCCAGAAAAACGTATTTTTTATGTTAATGTAGGTAATATTCCGCCTGCTGAAGTTGAGCAGTTTATGCAAAAAACTATAGGCACCATGAAACGTACTCCGTTAATGGATGAAAAAACAGGTGAATATAACCAAAAATATAACATGCAAAACTTACTAGAGGATTTCTATATCCCGGTAAGAGGAAATGATGCCGCTACTAAGATTGAAACTACAAAAGGTCTAGATTACGATGGTATCCAAGACGTAACTTACCTAAGAGATAAGTTATTTGCTGCCCTTAAAGTACCTAAAGCCTTTATGGGTTATGAAAAAGACTTAACAGGTAAAGCAACATTAGCAGCTGAAGATATTAGATTTGCTCGTACAATTGATCGTATTCAAAGAATCTTATTATCTGAGTTATATAAAATTGCTTTAGTACACCTTTACACTCAAGGATTTGATGGAGAAAGTTTAACAAACTTTGAACTTAATCTAACTACTCCTTCAATTATTGCTGAACAAGAAAAAATTAATCTTCTAAAGGAAAAAGTAGCTCTAGCTAAAGATATGCTAGACACTAAAATTATTCCTTCAGATTGGATTTATGATAATATCTTCCAATTCAGTTCAGATCAGTATGATGAGTATAGAGACCTAGCAATTGAGGATGCTAAACGTAACTTTAGGATTCAACAAATTACAGAAGAAGGTAATGACCCAGTTGAAACAGGTCGTTCATATGGTACACCACATGACTTAGCCTCTCTATATGGTAGAGGAAGATATGAAAATGGTGAAGTACCTGATGGATATGATGAAGATAAAGAGTTAGGTAGACCTAAAGAAAAAGCATCTAATATCAATACTCAACAAAATGTTTTAGGTAGAGATAGACTTGGACGTCAAGATAATAAAGTAGATGACCAAGAAAAATATGGTACACCTAATTACAAGGGGGGCTCACCTTTAGCTTTAGAAAATAAAAAAAATAAAAATAAAGCTTTACTAGAATCCTTAAGTAAAGAGATAGTTTACGCTAAAAATAAGTCAGCAGAATCATTATTAGATGAGTCTAATCTGACTGAGTAAATATCTTTATATATTTATAATAAATCCTAGATAGAATGAATATTAAACATTCGAAATATAAAAATACTGGTATTCTCTTTGAACTGCTTGTTAGACAAATAACAGCAGATACACTTAATGGAGGACAATCTCCTGCATTAAATATTATCAAAAAATACTTTGTAAAAAGTGAATTAGGTAAAGAATTAAAATTATATGAGACTTTAAGTAAAACTAATAAAATTACTGAAGCCAAAGCTAATATTTTAATACAAACTATTTTAGAGTCATCTAAAAAACTTAATAGATCATCTTTACGTAGACAAAAATATAACCTAATCAATGAGATTAAGGAACATTATGATCTAGATGAATTTTTTAAAACTAAATTAGTTAGTTATAAGCCATTTGCTGCTTTATATACTTTAATTGAGGCTGTACATACAACTGATACAGTTAACCCAACTCAATTAATTGATAATAAGTTTACTCTTCTAGAACACCTATCCACTCCAGTAGTTAAGGAGGAAAAAGTAAAAGATGAAGTCCTACAAGAATTTCAAACATATGATAAAGACATAAGACTTCTTACTTATAAAATCTTACTAGAGAAATTTAATGGTAAGTATTCAGGCTTATATGAGTCACAAAAAGAAGTACTTAAAGAATTTATCACTTCAGTTGACTCAACTCCTAAGTTAAGAACATTCTATAACAATAGAATCCAACAACTTAAAGAAGAATTAGCTAACATTAGTAAAACTATAACAGACAAGGCTGTTCAAATTAAACTAATTGAGGTTTTACCTCTTATCGTTGAGGTTGAAAAAACACAACCAATCAAAAACGAGAACATAGTTGACCTACTCCAATATTGTGAATTAGTAGAAGAACTCAAAATAGCCAATGGACAATCTAACAAATAAAATCCAGGAAGTAATTCGTGGTAAAAAATTTAAACTTGTACCTACTCCTGGTGGAGAAGGAGAATTTGAGTCTGATGTAGTTTATGTTCCTGATTTTGAAATGCTAATAAAAGATCTAAACAGAGCTTTAGAAACTTTAAATGGTATATCTACAACTGAAGAAATTAGAAAAGACTCTGAATTTTTAGCCTATATTAAAGAATATAGAGAATTAAGAAATAAAATTAGAACCCACCTAAGAAAAAACTACCCAGTTGAATATAGCACTATTAAAGGCTTATTTGAAATGACTGGTACAGGTGGTGGGGCTGGAGCTGCTGGATTCCAAGTAGGTCAAGGTCCTCAATATGGAGCTAAGTATGCCTATAAATTAGCTCCTAAAATGAAAAAATTAGGTGAAGGCAACCCAGGTGCTTCATTAGGTAAAGGACCTAAAGCAGGTGCCACAGGTGTAAAAGACAATTATTATACTAAAAATTTTGGTTTTAAACCGGTTAATAGTAAGAAATTAGCTGCCCAATCCAAGGCAGTAGACACTAAATATTTATGGGGTAAATAATATTTATAAACATGTACAAATATAAATTAAAACCAAAACCAGTAAATGAAATAGACCCAGGAAGAAAACAATTCCAAGAGGAACGTATTGCTGCTTTTGATAAAATTACTCAACGCTTAAATAATTTATACCCAGCTATAGATAACGCTAAAGACGAAACTATAGCATATTATAATGAAAAACCAGAATCATATGCTGTTGTTAAACCAACAGACTTGATTTTAAGTTACTTAAATGATATTGAAGAACTATTAACAGGAGACAAATGAAAACCCTACAAGAACAATACACACTAATACAGGAAGGTAAAGGACATAAAGATATGTTCTTAAAATCTGCTCGTAGATTATTTCCTGAATATATTACTAACTTTGCCTCATATGGTGAAGCTACAACTATCCTAAAACAAAAAGGAATCATTAGTGAAATGATTGTAGGAGGAGGTGTTATAAGTCGTCGTCCATTTGATCCATTTAAAGCTTTTAACTCATTTGTAAACGAAGCCTCAGAACAAGAAACCCCAGTTAGAGCCCCTAAAGCATCAGGTGCTTATGATACTAAATCTGTTAACACTAAATTATCTAAAGAAGTAGAAGATAACCAAAGAGAAACTGGATTCAATAATCAGAACTATAAAGATATTGATAACTTATACGGTGAAGAATTTTTAGAGGGATATTACGCTGAAATGAAAGATCCTAAGAATGTTGATAAAACTGTAGATGAGCTAAAAGAAATTGTTAGAAAAAATTTAGCTAAAAATTCTTCACATTATGTAGAAAACGCTGCTTTTGGTGTTAAAGGAATAGGCTACACAAAAGATGCTCCTGGATTAGGTGAAGGTGAGCCTGTTAAAGGAAAATACAAAGCTAGTGGATACGGTGACATGCCAAAGAAAAAGTAATGAAACAAGTTCTTATTGAAACCCTCCCATTCCAAGTTGTACCTACACAACTAACTGAAGGATATAAATCCGCAGCTGGTAACCCTATTGTTGAGGGTATTTTAGCTTCAGCTGAAATTAAAAATGGTAATGGTAGATATTACGCTAAAGACCTTTGGCAACGTGAAATAGACAAATACATGAACGTGGTTAAAGAAAACAGAGCCACAGGTGAATTAGACCACCCAGATTCGTCTATAATCAACCTAAAAAACGTTTGCCATATCATTCGCGACTTATGGTGGGACGGTGATAATATCATGGGTAAAATCGAAATTCTACCGACAGTATCAGGCAATATTCTAAAAGCACTTATTGATAATAATGTAATGGTAGGTGTATCATCAAGAGGTATGGGTTCATTAAAACCTACATCTGGTGGTATGATGGAAGTACAAGACGATTTTGAACTCCTATGTTGGGACTTTGTCTCAACCCCTTCAAACCCAGGTTCATTTATGCATTTAGTAAATGAAGGAAAAGAATATAAAGCAAGTTCTTATGGTAAAGTAAATGGTATCCTAACAGATATCTTATGTGCTAAAGGTACTTGCCCTATAATATAACCTAAGATGCTACCTTAGGAATGCCCCCCTTGGATAGTATCCTTGGGTCAACCCCTACAGAAATGTAGGGGTTTTTTCTCCTCTTTAATTTTTAATAGATCCCTATATATGTATCACTGACCCTAGTATGTTATCCTTTATATAACATTGGGATTTGTATAACACTTATTACGGTTCACAAAGAATAATAACCGTACCCCACAAACTAAATTTTGAGGAAAATGTCAAACAGTAGAGACCTTTTAAAGGAGGCTATTGCCGATGCTAAATCTGTAAAAGAAGCAGCTATCGCTAATGCCAAAGCAGCTCTCGAGGAAGCATTTACTCCTTACTTACAAGAGAAATTTGCCGCTAAATTGCAGGAAATGGAACTTGAAGAAGAGGATGATATGTACGAAGAGATGACTGATGAGAACTACGGTGAGGATGGAATGAAAGAAGCCAAAGAAGACAAAATGGAGGAAGCTTACGACGATAAAATGGAAGAAGCTGACAAAATGGATGAATTGGATCTTGAAGAACTCCTAGCCGAACTCGATGAAGAAATGGAAAAAACTAAAGGCATGGAAGAAACCTTAAACGAAGC